ACCCTGAAGGAAGTTTTATTTACACTGAAAAGTTATTGTCTTATCTGACAGACCAAAGTTTAGCTCTTTGGTTTATGGATGACGGAAGCGGAACAGTTTGTAAAAATAATAAAACAAAAAAACCTTGTGGTTGTATGACACGTCTTTCTACTTACTGCTCTAAAGAAGAGGCTGACCTGTTAAAGGATTGGTTTTTAGACAAGTACAATATTGAACCTAAGTTTGATATAGATAGACGTAACGACAAGTACTCTCTTCGATTTAACACAAAAGATTCCAGAGAGTTTGTGTCCATTGTGTCCCCTTACATGTTTGAGTCTATGAAATATAAGATTCAACACGTAGATAAGTATTCTCCAAGAGTGCCAGACATCCTACGGGATGAAGATATAGTCTGAACTTTAGGGAAACCTAAAGGTAGGTAAAATTAAAAAGACCTACATAACGTAATTGGAAATCTCGGTGAGCGCCTACGAGCGTGGTACTCAAGTTCAAGCACAAGACCTTGACGACGAGGACTTCTCGCTTGTTGTTGACAAGTCGAACTACTTTGCATTTAAAGTGGACGACATCGAAGAAGCACACAGCCATGTTAACTTCATGGACCTTGCTACCAACCGGGCGGCTTATCGTCTGGCTGACCAGCATGACCAAGAAGTTCTGGGCTACCTGAGTGGCTTCAAACAGTCTGCTCTGCACGGTGCTGCAGACACTGTTAACGACCAAGTGAACGGTACTAAAGCTATCGACACTGCTGGTTCGGATGAACTTCTGGCTTCCATGAAGCTGTCCCGTCCGAGCTTTGGTAACTTTGCTACGGCTGGTTCGACTGGTGACTCTATTCCGGTTGCTGCCCGTCTGCCGGGTGCTACTACACTGCCCGACACCTACGTTTCGCCGGTTATGCTTGTGAACCGTATGGGTCGTCTTCTAGACCAACAGAATGTTGATAAGTCTGGCCGCTGGCTGGTTATTGACCCGGTGATTATGGAAGTCCTGATGGACGAAGACTCGCGTTTCCTGAATGCTGACTTCGGTGACTCGGGTGCTCTCCGTAACGGTCTGGTCATCAACAACTGGAACGGTTTCCGTGTCTATGTCTCGAACAACCTGCCGGTCGTCGGCACTGGTCCTGACACCACGGGTACTGCAGCACAATCGTCCAACTACGGTGTTATCGTTGCTGGTCATGACTCGGCTGTTGCTACCGCTGAGCAGATCAACAAGACTGAAACCTACCGTGACCCGGACAGCTTTGCTGACATCGTGCGTGGTATGCACCTCTATGGGCGTAAGATTCTTAAGCCCGAGGCTATCACAACTGCACTTTACAATCTCGCGTAAGAAAGGAAAGTAAACAATGGCTACTGTTACTACTGCACTGAAAGCAGTTCACGGCTATGGGAATCCCGGTCGTAAACCTTTCTTCATCGAAAATGAGATTAACTTTGCAGATCACACGGTTGATCCGTCTGCTGGTGATGTCGTCCAAGCTCTGACCATTCCTGCTGGTTCCATGATTATGGCTGCTGGTATGGAAGTTGTCACTGCTCCTACTGTGGATAACGGCACTGATGCTGTTGCTACTCTGGGTACTGATCTTGACGCTGACAAGTATGTTGCAGCTTTTGACTTTGACGCAGCTTCGGCTGGTGATTATGCTCCGGCAGTCACTGGTACGGGTGGTGCTGAAGTTCATGGTACTGCAAACACTCTTGACATTACCTTCTCGGCTACCAATGCTGATGGCATTTCGGCTGGTAAGGTTCGTGTCTGGGCAGTCCTGATGGACATTGAAGGTCTGGGTTCGGACAAGTCGGCTAATGAAGCTGACCGTGACGTTCTCGCCTAAATAACTTCGGGGGCTGCTCTAGGGTGGCCCCCTTAGCTACGGCTAATTCTAAAGGATTTAATTCATGGCTATTACTACAGCTTTGTGTAACAGCTTTAAAGAAGAGCTTCTTGGTGGTGTTCACGACCTAGATACTGACACGATTAAGATTGCTCTTATTAAAGACACACCCACTGGAACTTATAACAAGTCTACCACCAACTATAGCGATGTAACTGGTAATAGTGATGAAGTTACTGGTACTGGCTATTCTGCTGGCGGTAATACTCTTACGTCTCCTGCCATTTCGCTTGACGGGGACACTGCTATTGTAGATTTTGCAGACACCACTTGGTCTACTGCTACTATTGCTGCTGATGGTTGTATTCTTTATAACTCTTCGGCTTCTAATGCTGCTATCGCAGTAATTGATTTTGGCGGTACTGTTACGTCTACTGCAGGCGACTTTACTGTGTCTTTTCCTGCTGCAGATGCTTCTAACGCTATTATTCGGATTGCTTAATGGCTACCATAACGTATGGCTCTGAAGATGCTATCTATGGCTCTGGTGTATACAATGAGGCTGTATACGGAGAGTTTGGGCCTACGTTACTTATAGACGGAGTAAGTACTACAAGTAGTGTCGGAACTCTTAGTACTTCTGCTCAAGCGAGTACTACTCTTGTTGGTGTCTCTGCTACTGGTTCTGTTGGCGTTGTTATAGAAAACGTAACAGAGGTTCTTGTTGGCGCTGAAGCTACAAGTTCTATTGGCACTGTCCAAGTAAATATCTCAGAAATACTAACTGGAGTAGAAGCTACTGGAGCATCAGGCAGCTTTACTTTTGTTGCTGAGGCTAACACAACAGTTACAGGTGCTGAAGGTGTAGTTACAGAAGGGGTCATACAGCCCTCTGGAGGGGCTTCACAGAGCCTTACAGGTGTTGAAGGTACCTCTGCCCTAGGAACAGTGGTTATCACCGCCACAGTGGGCCTTGCAGGACAGCAGGTAGACTCTGCTCTTGGAGCTGTACAAGTCAACCTAATTGAGTACATTACTGGAGTTACTTCTACAGGAGCTGCAGGAACTACCGAAGAACTTGGAAAAGCTAACAAAACACTGAGTTCTGTTTTCGCTACTGGCTCTGCAGGCAATACTTCAGAAACTGCTGTAGTGTTTGACTTCGAGGCTGTAAAAGAGACTTACGATAGACGAAGAACTATTAAACTTCCGAGGGTTGCTTAATGGCTACTACCCCAAAAGAGAGAACTATTATTGTGCTTGCAGAAAACCGTACAGTAATTATTTCAGATAAAAAAACAACTTCAGACGAGAGAACCGCAGATGTCGTATAAGTGGCCCAATAAAGACCCTGATGAAACACTGGACTATAGTGTTGACTGGTCTCGTTTTCTTGGAGATGGAGTAAACATCAGTACTGTCACTTGGTTTGTGGATGATGCTGACGGTGTAAAACAAACTCTTAACTCTGGTAGCACTGTCTACGGTATCCAAAACGTCTCTCAGACAAAAACAACCACTGTGGCTACTATTAACCTTGGGTCTGGAGTAAACAATCGAGAGTATAAATTTACCTGTCAGATTTTAGACACAAGTGGTAGTACCGCTGAAAGAACGATTAAACTTAGAATCAAGGAACGCTAAATGTCTACTTACAATTTTCTTGGTCTAGTTAATGACGTAAATAGAAAACTTAACGAGGTTGAACTTACTTCGTCTACTTTTGCTAACGCTATTGGCTACTACTCTCAAGCTAAAGACGCTGTAAATGCTTCTCTTCGTTACATTAACCACACTGCCTTTGAGTGGCCGTTTAACCACGTAGAAGCAGAAGACACTCTTACTGCCGGTCAGGTTCGGTATTCTTTTCCGACAGACATGAAGACAGTTGATATGGACTCGTTTAGAATTAAACGCAATGCTTCCTTCAACAACGTAACTCAAAAACTTAAAATTCTTTCCTACGAAGAGTACCTTAGTAAGTACGTAGACGACGAGTACAATGACGGTAATACTTCTATTCGAACTCTTCCTACTTACATTTTCAAAGCTCCGAGTTTAGAGTACGGAGTGGTACCTCCCCCCGATGAAGACTACGAGCTTGTCTACGAGTACTATCGCCTTCCTGTTGACCTTGAAAACTATGATGACGTGCCTACTCTTCCCGAACAGTTTAGACATATAGTAGTAGACGGAGCTATGTACTACGCCTACCAGTTTCGTGGAGACCTTGAGACTGCCACCCTTTCATTTCAAAAGTTTCAAGAAGGTATTAAAGACATGCGTACAATTTATATCAATAGGTATAATTACGTGCGCTCAACTGTACTAGACAAAACACCTACAAGTAATAATGTTGGACCAAGGGTTTAAATATGCCTACACGTTGGAGTACATTTCCAGTAGAATTTAGAGGAGGTCTAATTTCTAGTCTTAGTCCATTACAACATGGTATTAATGCTGTAGGCTCAGCTCGATTACTTCAAAACTACGAACCATCTAAGGAAGGTGGCTACAAGAAAATTCTAGGGTACGAAAAGTTTATTGACGGCACTGTTCCCGGCTCTGGTGTGATGCTTGGCGTTAAAGTTGCAAACCAAACTAAAGTAATTGCTGTTCGAAAAAATGGTTCTAATGTATCTCAGTACTACATCAACTCAGGCTCTTCTTGGAGTTCTTTAGGCTCTGCTGCAAATCTAGGTGGCAAGGTTAAAGGTGTTGATTTTAACTTTGATGGCACCCACAAGATTATCTTTGTAGACGGAAACAATATTCCTGCTGTATTCGAAGACGCTACAGATACTCTTAGTTTTCCTTCAGGCTATCCTTCTGACGTTGTAGGGGGTGAACATGTCGAAGTGTATAAGCAACACATCTTTATTTCTAAAGGTAATACTATTTCTTTTAGTGTTCCCTACGACGAGACAGACTTTAGTACAGCTTTAGGTGGGGGCAGTATTAGTGTAGGCCATACTATTACAGGTCTTAAGGTATTTAGAGACCAGTTGTTTATTTTTTCTAGAAACAGTATTCAACGCTTAGTGGGCAGCAGTGTTGCAGACTTTCAACTTATTCCAGTAACAGAAGACATTGGTTGTATTGATGGAGACACTATTCAAGAAGTAGGCGGAGACGTAATGTTTCTTGCTGCTGATGGCCTTCGTCTCTTAGGCGCTACAGATCGTATTGGAGACTTTAGCATTAATCTTCCGTCCCAAGTTATTGAGAAGGACGTACTAGACTTCATCAATACTTACGGTTCTTTTACTTCTTTGGTTGTTCGTCGTAAATCTCAGTATCGCATTCTTGGCTATAGCTCTTCGGAAAACACCGAGACCACTAAAGCTCTCCTAGGTACTAGGTTTCCAGAAAACTTTCAATGGGCAAAAACTCAAGGTATTAAAGCTAATGTTGCTGACGGTAGGTACGTACCTGACTTTGAGTTGATTGTCTTTGCGGCAGACGATGGATACGTTTACCGTCTAGAAACTGGTTCTAGCTTTAACGGGGAAAATATTCAGGCTATCTACGAGTCTCCATTTATGCCTATTGACGACCCAAAGACTCGAAAAACTTTATACACTATGGCTCTTTACGTAGAGGCTGGGGGCGCTTTTAAGGTAGATGTAGACTTTAACTTTGATCTCTACAAGATTAAAAACTACAATGACCAAGTTCAACCACCTACTATTGTCTTAGAAAATACAGGTTCTACTTCTGCTTCTCTTTACGGTTCTAGTTCAACTGTGTATAATACTTCTCTATACGGGACAGAGCTAGACAAAGTTTACAACTCACCTGTTATTGGAGCAGGGACAACCTTTTCATTTAGAATAGAAGACAACAGCACAAACCCCTCACATAGCTTAGACACTGCTGTGTTTGAATACGCTACTTTTGACAGGAGATAATTATGGGGACAGGTTATACACGTAACGACACGTCCAACAACATTGCTAACGGTAATGTAATTGATGCAGATGACCTTGATGGTGAGTTTAATGCCATTGAGTCTGCTTTTAATGAGAGTACTGGTCACACACACGATGGCACTAGTGCTGAAGGTGCGCCTATTGAGGTAACTGGTCCTAATCAAGAGTATCTTTCAGACGCTACAGCTCTGTACCCTAAAACAGACGATACCTACGACTTGGGTAAGACTGGAGCTGAGTGGAAGGACTTGTACATTGACGGTACAGCTAATGTAGATAGTCTAGTAGCTGACGCTGGTACTGTAGGTGGTTCTGATATTGTTACCACAGATAACACAAAGACGCTCACTAACAAAACAATTGATAGTGCATCTAATACCCTCACAGTAGACCTTACTGAAGCCACTGTCACAGGCACCCTTGCTGAGTTTAATACAGCTCTTAGTGATGGTAATTTTGTGTCGATTGCTGGCAGTGAAACTCTTACGAACAAAACGCTTACGTCACCAGACATCAACGGTGGTACTATCGACAACACTGTGATTGGTGGAACCACTCCTGCGGCTATCAGCGGTACGACTGGCACGTTCTCTGATGATCTGGCCGTAGATACCAACACACTGTTTGTGGATGCGTCCACTAATCGGGTAGGTATCGGGACGAGTTCTCCTACTATCCAACTTGACCAACTTGGTGATTCTCTTATGCACCGAATTAGATCAACCACTTCTACCAGCGCCTATGCTAGGTACCAAGGCACTTCTGGAATTATGGTTGTAGGCATACTTGGTGGGCTTGGTTATGTTGGAACAACGGACGCATCAGACCTAAGACTGCTTACAAATAACAGTGAAGCCATGCGCATCGACAACACAGGTGACGTAGGTATCGGAACAAGTAATCCCACTCATCTCCTTACTGTTGGTGAAGATGGGGGCAGCAATCCCGGTGAAATTTCACTCGGCAGAGGTGGCGTTGAGTCAGCTAGTATTTACTGGACGCGTGTTGGAACAAACGACGCTGAAATTACATATACCGCTGACGAAGACTTAGTTATAAAAAATGCCTTCAGTGGGG